ATTTACGGTTGGCACGTTGCGCCCGTTTCGCTTGTTTGTCTAACACGTCTATAAGCGTTGCCATGTCGCGTGTGTCGAATGGTACGCCCGGTGGCCAAAACGACACCACGGCGAGTATTTCTGCTAGTTGCCGGCGGTAGGTGCCGGTTGGGTAGGGTTTGCGGGCTCACTATCTACAACCTCGAGGTTTTCTACTGATCGTATGTAATCGTCGAGTGATACGGGAACCGTGATACCTGCAATTTTTGACGCCTCGTATGACATGTAGGCGAGGGTTTCCATGCTTACGCCTTGTGCAAGGTCCGACGCGCGGGCCTTGTATTTGCGTTCCCATAGCACCGTTACCATTAGGCTTGTGTTAACGTCGTATGTTTCGCCGTTGCGGGTTACTCGAATTGTGATATTCACGGTCGGGCCTTTCGGTTGTCGGGTTGTTACGGGGTGACGTCTGCGGAGTAAACACCGCCATGAAAAACGATGTCCACGGAACTTAATTCCCCGAGGGCGAAGTTATGTGGTAGTTCGGCCAGGAACGCACCGGTGAGGGTTAGCCCGGGATTGGTGGCCGACTCGGTACCGCTCGCGGGCTTTACAACTACGGTGGTTGAGGTACCTACAAGGTCTTTAAGTGTTGCGTATGTTTCGCTAGCGGCGTAAGACATGTAAAGGGTTAATGTCAATTCGTGATCGCCTAACCCTTTTACGTACTTGTTGGCGGTGTCACCAAACGCGGTGGCAGGCAATTCGGCGTAGCGCTCAGTAAACGACGCGCTCGTGCATTGGTCCGACAAGTCAACCGAGTTAACGGTTACTACGGGGTTACTAAGTACGGTTGCTGTGGCCATGTTCTCTAGTCCTTTTCGGGTGTCTTGCTTTTCACTTTACTCGTCTTAGGTTGTTTCGTGGGGGATTCGATAATAAACCCGCCCATTAGCAGAGCCTCTACTTTTACGCCTCGAGCGCGTGCCGCGTCGGCGTCGTAGGGTTCGCCGACAATGCCGAGACGTGCGTTAGCGATTACATACATTGGGTTACCCTGCCTGCGCTTGAATACTAATAGTGAGATCATAGGCGGGCATTTCGGCCCCGCCGATTAGTGCGATTGTGGGGCGGCCGTCAACGACGCCAACGCCTGCGGTTAGCAGTTTGGCGGCAAGGTTCATTAGTGACCGTTGGGCGTCAAGGTTGCCGGGCCCTAATGTGATGACTCGTACCGGGTATGTCATTTTCACGATGTTTGAGTTATACGCCTCGAACGTGGGGGCGTCAATGAATACGCATGGCGGTTGTAGGTTGCGTGGGTCGGTCACCACAACAACGCCCGAGATTGCCGCGAGACGTGCGGAGAGGTCGTCTAGACACTCGTTAAATAGGTCGGTGTATGCAACGGGCATTATGCGCAAGCGGGGCGATCTACGCCCAATAGTTGTTTAACAAGTGCGGACATGCCGACATAGTTGGTGCTGCCACCGATCCCGTCGAATGTTGCGAATGTGTCCCCGACTGATCCACGGGCCCTATATAGAGCGCCGCCATATTGGATAGTTCCGAGGGTGACGTCGGCGCTAGGTGACGTTGTGAGTGAGTCGGTGTAGCCCGCCTCTTTACGGCGGCGGAAACAAAACGCGTTAGCGGCTGCGGCGCATTGTGTGAGAAACGCGGTATCGGCTGCGGTTGCGGTTCCTATTCCGATCCAATCCTCAATATTGGTGGCGGTTATCCATGTGCAGGTTTGCGTATAAGTGCATGTTCCGTTAGGTATTACGGCGTCGCGTTCAACGTCGGTGCCTGCGTTGTAAAACAACACCTGATTAAGGATTGGGTAATCGGCGTCGAGGATTAAGTCGCCCTCGTTGTCTACGCCTCGATACAAGTATTCGGGGATTGCGTAAACGGTTTGTGTGCCGTTGAAACCGCTAGCCAACCCGGAGAGCGTGACTGTTTCTCCGGGTTGGATTTCGGCGTTTACGAGTAGTTGTACTACCGCGTAATTGTCTAGGCGTTGGTAATGCGTAATGGCGTACGTTGCCATGCGCGGCCGCCTTTCGGTTTAGGACTTGACGAGTTTTACAAACTTAGTGGCGTCGGCCATGTAACAGGCTGCGAGTCCACGCCACGCAATCTCGAAACCGAGAATCGACGGGCGCTGCACCGTGACGGCTCCGCGCTGCTGCTCGTAAAACTCGAAACCTGCTGCGGGTCCTGCTGCATGTCCGATGACGCCTTGCAAACCGCCTGCACCGGTACCGCCTGCGATGTTCTTGTCAACGACAAGGGTAAGGCCGAGCGGGTTGCCGTTCCATGAGTTAGCAGATTGTGTGCCGCTTGCGTTCATTGGGCCGACTGTTGGGAAAACGGGTCGGCCTGTTGTGTCGGTAAGCATGCCGAGTTTCGCCCATGTGATTGGATTCATGACCCAATGGGTAGGCAGGTAGTTAGACGAGTTAGAGATTTGGTAGGCCGCGCCGTAGATTGCCTCAATCCAATCGGCAGGGTCGCTCAAGTCTGTAACGGTTTCGGATTGTGTGGTTCCCGCTACGAGTTGGTCTACTGCGTAGTTGTCGGTCGCCTGTCCATATGCGATTGCGAGTTGTTCTAACACGATGTTGAGAGACGCGGGATCGGACATGTCAAGGTCCTGTTCGGACAGTACAAGGTATGTACCGAAAGTGAGTTTGCTCACGTCGGTGTTAGTAACGGTCACTTCCGACGGGCTAAGCGTTGCAAGTTCGCTGCTCTGCTGCACCGCTACGGGGCGTGTACCAATTTTCGGGCGACGGAAAGTAGAGCCCGCCGTGGGCATCGCCTTAGTCCCGATTGCACTAACAAACGGCCTGATCGGGTTAAGCGAGTCGTACACACTGCCGGTGATGATCTCTGGCAAAATACCGGGCGTTTGGACCGTGGTTACGTCGGGCGCGGCGGCGTTAATGCGTGCGTTCATTTCGGCAAACGCGGTAGAGCCTGCGGCAAACGCCACCATATATTCGGCGGGTGTTGGCAATGAGATTGCGGGGCGTGCTTGCGCCCACAATGGGGTTACGGGTGTAGACGCCTCAACGGGTGCGACGTTCTCGACTTGTTCGGCCATTTCGGAGTTCTCCTCGGTTGGTGTTTCTGTTGGGTCGTTGTCGGGTTCGGCCTCACCGTCATTATTACCGACGGCGGCGGCGATTTGGTGGATACGGCTATCGGAAAACGCCGGGAGTGGCACTACCGATAATTCGCCCCACGTGGCGGCGGTGACTTCCATTACGTCGCCGTCGAAACGCCACGCGGTTGGTGTTGCCCCTACGGATACGCCGGTAAGTACGCCGTCTTGTGCGAGGGTCATTACCTCGTTACCTGCGGCGGTGTCGGACACTCGCGCGGCAAAATACATACCCGGTGCGTCGCCGTCTAATAGTTCGACTCTTTCGGTGACGATCCCGACGGGGCGGGCCATGTCGTGATATTGCAGTAGAACGGGTGCGCGGCCGTCAACGGGTAACGAGCCTGGCATAAACCGTACGGTGCGCCCGTCGCTTGTTGTTGCGTCTACGCCATAAGGCACCGCTAAACCCATAAGGGTACGGCGTGGGGTTTCGTTGTCTGCTGCGGCGTCAATGGTGAACGCGTTAGCGCATAGTTGTAGTTGCATTGTCGAGCCTTTCGGTTTCGGTTTCGTTTTCCATTTCGGACTTTTCGTAGTCGCCTAAATACGAGTCGACGTCTAGGCGTACATAGGTTCCGCGTGGTAATACGTTGTCGGCGCTCATTGTTTCGTTCCAACACGTTATGTAGTTTTTCGCAGCGAATAGGTAGAGGTCCTCTTTTGCGGCTTGTGCGTTTTGGTAGGTGTAGCCACCTACTGAGATTCCGAGTAGCCACGGTGGACAATTCGCGAGCCTTGCGATCTCGAGTGCTTGAAACTCGCGCGAATCGACGAGGGTCATTTTGTCGGGTGTTGCCGTTGTCGCCTCATAGGTTAGAAACTCGTTGAGTGCGGCGGTTTGATTTGTCATGCGCGCCTCATTAAACGCGTGCGCCATGTCGCTTAGTTCTTGTGGGCTTAACGGTTCGCCGCCTGTTTGCTTGAGAATACCTGCCGGTATGGCGCTTGCGGCGTTGCGGTGCGCTGCTTGTTCCAACCTAATTGCGGTGTTAATAGAGTTTTGCGACATGTAGCAGATTCCTTGAATCGGGCTAATGAATTGCACAACGTCGTTAGGGTCTAGCGGTAATCCGTTAAACAACATTTCGCGGGATTCACCAAACCACACCGGGCCCGCCTGATCTAGCGTTGTGACCATTGCGGCGGGGAGTCTGTCCCATGACACGGGGAACCCGTCGGCCCCTCTTTCGCGGACATGCCAAAAGGCCCTACCGTTAAAGAAAAGGTCGTCGAATGTCCACGCCATTAAAAAATTATTTGTGCATGATCGGGACATTCTGCGGGCCCAACCGCGCGGCGCTATTTCGACGTGTTCCATATCGTCGCCGTTCCATTGTTCGCGGTAAAACTCCAACGGCAAACACGAAAACATAGACGCGATGAGGTCACGCGCGCGGGAGATTGCCGGCACACTCATTGCACGTTGACGGGCGTCGCCCTCAATGTATGAGTAGTAGTTGCCGATAAGGCTTGCGCCCGAGTTGTACCCGACGGCGGCTTTAACTACCTCGCTCGACGTTGCCATAGCGGCCGTTTTTTTCGGCGTAAATAAACCCATAATCGGAGTGTATGTCAATTCGTAGGGGGAATGGGGGAACGCCTACCGCTAGTGACCCCGACAGTCTCTAACGGTAGACGCCTCATAAGACTAACGAGAGACAACTACTAAACTCGGCTTATTGTTGTAGGCAGGTTTTGACGCCAACGCAACCGCAAACACCATAGATCGTGTTAGTTCAATCGGGCCCGGGCTGCGGGCGCTTGACAACATTACCGCCCCGTTGTGTTTCACCATTACCGCGCGTTCGCTTGACTCAATTAGTGAAACCTCACCCGAGTGTTTTAACCGGCTTTCAAGGATCATGGATCGTACCGGGGCGGTCCATTTGCCAAGTTCTCGAATACCAACAATGGTGCGGCGTCGTTCCCATTTAGGCGGGCACGCAATCTCAAGGCTAGGCGGCAACGTCAATTTAAGGCTAGGGGACTTCTCTATTTCGGCGTCAACGGCCGCCCACATACCCGCCAATGTTTCAACCTGAAACGCAACGGTTACATAGGTAACGCCGTTTTGTTGTACGGCCCGTACCCCAACATAGTTAGCGTTGTCTACCGACGATTCAATAGATAGCACGCCGCCGCTAGGTATCGGGTCCTCGGTCTTGCACGCCTCGAATAACCCGGGCTCTAGCCAACCGTTAGCGGCCGCCACCCAAATATTTACGCTCGAGCGTAGAAACGCCGAGCGGTTAGGTGCTTTAGCCTCGGCCTCTAAAACAGACATGTCTAGCGTGTGCCCGATTGCGGGGTTTGCATATTCCCACGCCTCGGCGGTCATCGGGTCAATACCGGGCGGCGGTGACCATTCGCCAAAATACATAGGCCCTATTTCGCCTGCGTCAATTTGGCGCATACCTTGAGAACGCCAACGCAACATAGCGGCCGAGTCTTGCGTACCTGCCGTGGAGAACATAGCCATGATCGGGTTACGACGGGCACGTTGCGTAGG